AAATAGCCGCCTTGCCAAACTGGAAAAAATTCACGCGCGTGACCAATGGGAATACGGTCGTGTAAAAGAATTTTTTGCATCGCAAGGGCGTGAAAAAAACCGTTTCTTGAAAGGTGTAAAGCGTTCGGATGCACACATCCGGCAGGAATGGGATACCATGATTGCGTTTTTGAACTCTCCAGAAACTACTTTGGAGGGATACCGCATTGCGGAGTTACAAAGACGTTTTGATAAGTCAAAGAAGAAAATTGATGAAGAAGTAACAGAAGATAACTATAAAGACGTGTATCGTTTTTTGACCTCCAATATATACAAAAAGAATCTGCGCAAGCAGGTGGCATCCGATCAGATTATTGACGATTTTATTTCGAAATTAAATGATCGCGGAATTGAATTTGAAGATATTCTTGACGAATATCAGGATTTTCTCGATGGATATATAACTGAAGAAGAATTATTTGCTAAAAAGAGAACAAAATTAAAGTGAGGGAATATAATGCATGAATTAAATGTTCCAGTTATCATAAATGGAATTGAAGATGTTTCACGTGAAACAATTTATTTTGTCAATGATTTTCCTTTTTACGATTTCCAGACGTTGCGCGAATGCCGCAAACGCGGAAGAAAGAAAAATCCTATCGACTATTATGACGTGGAAATGGCGTTTGATATTGAGACAACCACGCTGGAAAAATTAGATTACAAACGCTATAACAAAACGGGGGAAAAAGTAATAAAAGGCAATGCTTTTATGTATCATTGGCAGTTCTGTTTGCGTGATACGGTTTGTTTTGGGCGTACATGGAATGAATTTATTCGTTTCTGTGAGTGTTTACATTTGTATTTGAAAACATCTGATACGAAACGCGCTGTCGTGTACGTTCACAATCTTTCATATGAATTTCAATTCATGAAAGATTTCATAGAATTTGATGAAATCTTTGCTCGGGATGCTCATAAAGTTATGAAATGCTTTGCTTATAAATATGGTATTGAGTTCCGTTGTTCGTATTTTTTAAGCAACATGAGCCTTTCTAAATTCTGCGAAAACAGCGAGGGCGTAACTCACTATAAACTTGTTGATACGTATGACTATAAAAAACTGCGTACACCAACTACACCAATGACGGAAACCGAGCAAGGATATTGCTACAATGACGTCCGCGGCTTATGTGAATGCATCCGCTCATTACGAAAAGAGGACAACTTAGCAGAAATCCCCCTTACATCAACTGGCTACGTCCGCCGTGAGTTCCGCCGTGCCATGCAAGCGGATAAAAGCTATTATCCCGATACCTTTACCGACCTTGCGCTAACGTTACCGCAGTACCAACTTTGCAAAGATGCGTTTCGCGGCGGCAACACTCACGCTAACCGCATCCACGCGGGACACACGATCACAGCGAAAAAAGGCGAGCATGCAATCATAATGGGTAGCATGGATATTTCGAGTAGCTATCCGGCACAGATTGCAATGGGGTACTATCCTATGAGTACGTTCCGTGCGGTTGAGATTACAACGCAGGAACAGTTTGACAACTTGTGTGCTACCCGCTGTGTTATTATGCGGGTACAATTTGACAACTTACGTATCAAAGAGGGCGTACCGGTGCCATACATTCCGCTGTCAAAGTGTCAAAAGCACGGGAAAGACTGCGTGATTGATAATGGTCGAGTGTTATCTATTGATTGTTGCGAAATCGCAATGACGGAAATTGACTTGTCGATCATAAAAAATCAATACGACTATGATTTCTTTACCGTGTCGGAGTGCTACGTAGCCGCGCGCGGAAAGTTACCGGATAGTATGCGGGAAACTATGATGTCATTTTTTATTGCAAAAAGCCAGTTAAAAGGAAACCCCGATAAAGCGTATGAATATATGAAATCTAAGAATAAATTAAACAGCACATTCGGTATGTGCGTGACAGATTTATTACAAGACGAATGGGCAATGGATGCTTTTACGGGAGAATGGCATCGGGAAAAAGCAGATGTGGAAAAAGCACTGAAAACGTATTATGAAAGCAAGAACAGCTTTTTGCACTATCAATGGGGAATCTATGTTACCGCCCATGCAAGAAAGCAGTTACAAGATATGCTGGACGTGGTGGGGATGGATGTTGTATACTGCGATACGGATAGTATTAAGTTTTTGCATCCGAACGCACACATTCCAGAATTTGAAGCCAAAAACAGAATACTTGCCAAACGTGCGATTGAAAACGACATACCCGCTTTTTGTGACGTTGGCGAGAACCGTTACATTCTCGGCGTTTGGGATATGGATGACCTCTATATCCAGTTTAAAACCCTTGGTGCGAAAAAATACTGTGGAGTGGAATGGGACGAAAAAGCGGCGAAATCCGGTAAAGACCCCGTGCGTTTTACTTCTACGGTCGCTGGAATGAATAAGAAACTTGGTGCGGAAAACTTAAAGTGCTGTAATAACTTCCGTCTTTGCCGCCGGATGGAAAATGTCGGACGGACAATCAGTTGCTTTAACAACTCGAAACCCCATTACATCAAAGTAAATGGGGAAGAAATTTTAACAGCTAGTAACATTGGAATCATTGATACCACTTATACCTTAGGGGTATCGAATGAATACTACGAAGTATTGGTAAACTCTCAAGACGGAGTGTTACCGGAATAGGAGTCGATATGAGATATTTTGTATTTTTTATGTTTTTAGTATTATCAACGATCTGGGCGTTACATGAGGAAGAACTCGACCTTGCCATCCTGCTTTTATTTTTGGATATTTCCTTTATTTTCTTATTTTAACTATTGACTTTTTTGTTATACAGTGCTATTATAATACTTGTAAGAACAAATAACCACATAAAAGAAAAGGAGAAAAATCATGGTTAGAACAAAGATTGAAAAATATAAGTACTCTGTCATTGACAGAAAAACAAGAATGGAAATCGGCTTTTTTGAGTCTGATGTAGAATTGAAATCGCAGAAAGCTAAGAAAGATGCCCTCATCTCAGCAGGAATGCCGGAGGATGCAGTTTGCGTCTTAATTGACACCGTATCCGCCCGCTACCAGATGGCGGATGAACAGTTTTTTGCAGAAGCAAAAAGACTGGACTAAGCGCACAACCGTGGTCTGGAAGTGACCAGATAAGACGGAAACGATCAAAGTAAAACGCCGCGGTTCTGCATAACAAAACAACTTAAATCAAAAAGGAGAAAAATCATGAGCAAAGCAAAAATGAAACTGAACAACGTTACCGTAAAATATGCAAAAGAGGAAGACGGCAAAAGCGTTCTTTCTGCTTCAATCACAGCGGATCAGCAGAAATCCATCTTCGAAAAAATTATCGAAGAGTTCGGTGAGGACGCCGCCGCAGAAGCAAAGTGGATTCCGGCGAAAGAAACCGATGAAGCGGGTCTCTACGTAAAAGCGCAGACCAATTACCGCGTTAACTTTTATGAGGACGGCGTAGAGAGCGATACCGTTTCCAGCGTTGACGAACTTGGCAAAGGCGCAGTCGTTGACCTCTTCATCTCCATCGGAGAAAGCAAATTCCGCCGCGACAAGGGATTCACGGCATACCTTTCCGCAGTAAACGTCCACAAGTTCGGTGATACAGAAAAATTCAATCCGTTCGCTTAAATACATATGAAGGCGATACGTGCCCCGACTGGCGGACGGTAAACTTTAGTGTTTTAAGTTACCTGTAGTTGATTGTTACTATATTTTGTGTGTATTTGAAAACTCCATACGTGTAAAGAGAGCTACGTTTTCTAGCGTAGCTCTTTTTATATCTAGCGTAGCTCTGCCTTTCACCTCCGTCCATCTGCAAGCAAAACGTGCGATAATCGTGCGATAAACGTGAGATTGTCTGCGGAGAGACTGGCGGGGAACTGGCGGGACGTTAGAAATTCAGATAACCGCGGGGACGCGGAGCGAAAGAAAAATGATAGAAAGGAGGACGTGAACAAAAAATGTTTCACGTGAAACAATGATTTTTTGGAATGATATCAATTGGGAAAAACTTTTCGCAGATTATGACGTGAAATTTGAGGGGGTATCGGATGATGGTAAGCCGATAGAGTATTACAATCCGATCCGGTTGTTTTCAGAGCCGGACGTGGACGGGGATTTCGCAGGCGTGGCAATTACGTGTTCCAACCGTAGTGCCGGAAAGACAAGTGCTTTCGCCGCGGCAAGCTGTATTTTGTGTAAAGAGTATGGTTTACAGACCGGATGGATTTTTAGGACAAAAGGGGAAATGACGGGAGCGGCGGCAATGTATGAGGATATGCTTAGAATGTACCCAAAATTAGGTAGTGTGATTACCTATAAAAATCTGGACAAAAACGGAAATGTCGTGCGGTATTTTCTGGATGGCGTGCCATTCGGATGCGCGTTTAGTTTTGGAAGTAAGATGGACAGTGTAAAAAAGCTGTCCCCGTATTTTCGGGATATTTACTTTTTGTTTTTTGACGAGTTTAGCATGGAAAGCGGACAATACGTAAAAGGGGAATCTGAAAAACTGCAATCGTTGCTATTGACGATCAGCCGCGGAAATGGAAGTCAGTCCAGATGGTTTAAACTGGTTATGGCATCCAATAATATTTCGTTGCTCAATCCCTATTTTGTATTTTTTGGGATACACAAACGATACCAGAAAGAAACCAAAATGATGCATGGTAGTGGCTTTGTGTGTGAATTTACTCACAATGACAGTGCTAGTAAGGCTATGTGGGAAAATCCGTCACTGAAAGCATTCCGCGGCGGTCACTATATGCAGAGTATGAGTGTCGGGGATCAGATGTTAATTGACGATGCCGTGTTTGTCCAGAAGCCGACCGGACGATCGCGGTATCTGTTTACGATCGAACACAGCGGAAAAAGCTATGGGGTATATGAATATTATGAAGAGGGGTACATCTATATCACGCACAACTATAACCCATCGTGTAATTTTGTCGCGGTTTTTCGGGATGGGGATCACACACAGAACACGGTTATGTTGGAACACTATGATTATTTGTTTGAAAATCTGGTTGACGCGTACCGGAAAGCCTATTTGCGTTTTGATGATCTTGACAGCAAGAATATGGCGGTTGAGTTGCTGGGGATTGATCTTTATAAATAGTCCGCGGGAAACGGACAAATGCACTTGACATACGGACAAAAAAGAGGTATCATGAAAATACAGGGAAACCTTTTTCAGAGGGGTTGCCACGGTTGAGTAAACCGCCCTGTCCTTGGCAGGTCAAAAGGTTTCCTTGTTTTCAATGGACAGGAAGAAAGGAGCAAAGATGGCAAGTATCGTTTTTAATATGATTGTCGGAATGATGAAAAAAGAAAATGCTTATCTTGCTTATACGGTACGCTATAAAGGGGACGAAAAAGACACGCTGATCCTTGTCCCACATGAAAACTATGAGTCTCACATCCGGTATTTGTGGGATTTCTTTTTTATGGATGGTTCCGCGTATAACAGTAAATCGCCAGTCCGATTCATTCATAATTTTATCATGTGTGATAAATTAAGTGAAATTGAGGACTGGTTAAAATGGCAGGATAAGGAGGTGGAAACATGGATGTAACGATGTTAACACAGTTAATTGGAAGTCTCGGCTTTCCGATCGTGTGTTGCGGCGCACTGTTTTGGTATTTAGTGAAAGAAAAAGACGCACACAAGGAAGAAATGGAAGAACTTCGGAAAAGCGTAGAAGCAAACACAACCGCAATTAATTCACTTTGCCAGCATTTAGGAGGTGGAAAAAATGAGTGAAATCGAAAAGGCAGTTGCATGGGCGGAACAGATTGCCGCCGATGACCGTCACGGCTACTCACAGGTACATCGGAACAGTCCCGATTATGATTGTTCAAGTTTTGTCGGGACGGCACTTGCAAAAGCTGGCTTTCCGGTCAGCATTTACAGCACCACACGAAATCTGGGCGAACAGTTGGAAAACGCCGGGTTTGTGAAATGCGGAAAACCGTGGAAAAGAGGGGACATCCATTTAGCCGCTGGGCATCATGTAACGATGTCGGTTGACGCGTCCCATATTGTCCACGCCAGCCAGTCCGAAAACGGCGGGATTGATGGTCAGACGGGAGACCAGACCGGAAAGGAAATCTGTGTCCGATCGTATTATGATCTTCCGTATGGAAATACCGTTCATTACCGTTATGCAGGAAACGTAGACGAAAAGCCGCAGAAAGTCATTGAAAGCTCCCTCAGAATAGCACCCGCACGTTGTTTTGACCGGAAAATCGCAGGAGTCTATCATACCAATGATCGTTATAACATCCGCGTTGGGGCTGGGATGGACAAACCTGTCATTTTAACGTTGCCAGCCGGAACAAGCGTTAGAAACTACGGGTATTATACCGGAGACTGGTATCTGGTAAAAGCTGTAGTGAATAGAACCGTCTATACCGGATATGTAGCAAAAGAGGGTCTAACCCGTGGCTGATCTGACGCTTGCTTATAACACCTGCATCGAAATTTGTAACGATCCGAATGTCGGATACTCACAAACGTATCGTGAGGGGCAGACAGTAGGTGGTATTACTTATTATGATTGCTCCTCCCTTATTAGTTATTGTTGTACGGTCGGCGGTTTTTTATCGAGCAACCCGTGGTTTACCACGCGGAGCATGGACGGGTATCTCATCGGCGCGGGATTCCAAAAAGGAAACGCCAGCCAGCCTTGGAAAAAAGGTGATATCTTATGGAGGAGCGGTCACACCGAAATGGTGTATGATCCGGCGGACGGCGGCGGGTATACGATGGGAGCACACACCGATAGTTACCCGCTGGAAAGACAGGTATCCATCAATACGTTTGTGTCTCCCTATAGCTCGTGGACGTATCTTTACCGATATCCGGTTGAGGTTGCAAGCGGTATCAGCCAGTATGTGATTGCCGCCATTTGTGGCAACTTTTGGCAGGAGTCAACCGTAAACCCCGGGTTGTGGCAAGGTACGATTGTAGGATCGCCGGGTTATGGATTGGGACAGTGGACGGATAATTCCTCTACCGACCGCCGGACGCGGTTGTTCCAATGGTTAGATTCCAACGGGTACAGCCGGGAAGATGGAAACGCGCAGTTAGAATATCTGATCTACGAAAATGTTTGGTATTCCGTTGGAGCCGCCAGTACTTACGAAAATCTGCAAGCGTTTTTACACAGTGACAGTACCGATCTGGACGCGCTGACAGCCGCCTACATGAA